AGGTTTAATTGCTTTGTGTAAGTGGGATAATACCATTTTATTATCTTCACTCATTAAACCAGAGGTACAATGTAATATACTATCCTTGGCTATTTTTAAGCCTTGTGTAGTACCTTGAGCGGGATTTGTAACTCCTGGCCCGCCTTTAAATCCTTTTTCGTTGTATAAGTAATACTCTTGTCTTGTCTGATGTAATTGAATCCTATTTGGCCCTTGTCCTTTATTTTTCTTTTTGACTTGCCTTACCTTACGGATCTTTCTAGGATCGATATATCTGAGTTCTTGAATACCGTTTTGTGGATTCTCCTCATCTATAATTACATGATAGTATAATCTTCCGTCGATATACCAATGTCTGAATACCTCGTAGGACTGTCGCTCAAAGTCTAGCAGATCTTTCACGTCGTGAAATGATTGTTGGATTTTCTCCTTAACATTGTCTGCTACTTGTACTTGATCTAAGTCTAATTCTACTGTATGTGATTCCGGATCGTAAACAATCGATTCATTCACTACATCATCAATAGCGTTCTCGCACTCGGGTTGCATGGCCATATTTCTATACCTTGTAACGAGCTCGCCTTCTGTTTTTGATGTGTGTTCAAGATCAACGTATTGTCCATAGACGCCGCCTTCCGCGACTACTACTGCTCCGTCGTCTTCTGATTTTGGAACGAACGAACCCAGGTCTTCTGTGCCCTTTCGTTTGATTTCGAATCCGAATAATTCTGCCATGCTTACCTCATTATATATTTATAGGGGATATAATTATCCCCCATAAAAGAAGTAAAGTCAACAACTAAGTTGACTTTATCCCTAGTTCCCGTAGTTGCCTGTAGAACCACCAGATACTTCCCACCAGTCGTATTGGAAGGTGACCTGGAATTCTTGTAGTACGTCAGTTGCATTCCAATCAACTTCCATCTCAGTTATGTTAACTGGGAAGATACCATTGAAGGTATATTCTCTGATTGGTACGCCTGTCTTACTAAACTGTGTGACCTGTGCACTTGACTTGTATGATAAGTCAGCTGCTGATCCAAACCCTCTAACGTTGCCAAGGTGTGAGTTGATTGTATTCATCCACTCTTCCATAGCGTTTCTGATTAGAAAATCTTCGTCATTGATTACTGTCACGTTCCATTCTGCAAATGTTCTATCGCCTGCTATTTTAACTTTTCTTCCGAAGTAAGGTACTTCAATGAATCCTAAAGTTGATGCTGGTACTTGAGAAGCTCTTATTAAGAAAGGGCTTTTTAAGTCTCCAGATGAGTTAGCTGGGTTAGTAATATTTACTTGGAATAGAGTCGGTCTAGCACCACCAAGGGCTAATTGCGATCTAATTTCATTTATGTTAAATGCCATTTTGTTCTCCTATTCCTATTTATTAAAAGTTGCCAACTATCTCAGAGAATTCTACACCACTTCTAACTGCAACAAAATTCAATTGAATAAAGTTGATACTTCTTGATGGTTTAATGTAGATGTCTCCTACGAATTCATTTCTATCAATAACTTCGCCAGTGTTGTTTGTGTCGTCACAAACTACTTTAAAGTCTTGAATACCTTGTCTTCCTTGAATGTCTCTTAAGAATGGTTCGACCAAGTTCTTAAATTGACTTCTAGTGAAGCTGTCGTTAAATTCAAACAATGTGAATTTAGCTGCTGTGGATATTGCTTTCTCTAGTACTATGAACAATCTTCTTACGTTCAATCTATCGAATGCACTTGGCTTACCTAGTAATGTTTTATCTCCAAACAAGATTGTACCTTGTCCTGGGAATGTTACTACTGGGTTTATATCGTTTTGATATAAAATGTCTCTGTCAGCTTTCTTAGGATTGTAAGGAAGTTTAACTACGTTCTTAATAGCACCCCTGTTGTATCCTGCTGGAGAGAACCATGCGTCTCTTAGTTCATCTGATCGAACTGCTAGTCCTGCAATGTCTCCGTTTAATGGAACATATCTGTATACGTCATTATATTTGTCGTATGCATATTTGTAGCCAGAATCCATAATCGCGTATGAAGAGTTTGTTAAAGCATTTCTGAATGCTATAATTGCGTCTCTTTCTCCGCCTATGTTATTAACAACATCCGCATATGAAGGTGAAGCAAATAGTACACAGTCTTTTCTATCTTCGCAGATATTATCGATAATGTATTTTGCAACTCCTGAATCTGCTGTTCCACCTAACGCTTTACCTTGTAGGATTAAGCTGATGTCTACATCTTCTGCTGACTTAAACATATCATAACCAGCTGAAATATCAGCTAATGACATGCTTCCTTCTGCTGCAGAGTCTGTACCCAATTTAAGTGAGTCGTAGATTGCGTTGTCTGTTGTTAATGCTGTACTTGCTGCTGCTGTTGTATTAGCTGCTAGGCCGTAAGCACTCTTACCCCAAACATAGTTTGATCTTGAATCGATAACATCACACCAGAAGTTAGACTCGCCTGACTCTGTCTTAGCGTCAGTTGCTCTTGATAGACCTTCAAATACTTCGAGAACGCTTCCTTTCTCTCCTGTAATTAATCCATCTTCGTCTGATACAACTACGTGAACTTCATCTCCTACACCGCCTTTAGCTTCAACAAATGCTGAAGTACCTGGTGCAGATGATACTAGATTGTGATGACCCCACAGTCTTGATACTGTATGAGTAGCTCCTGCGATTGCAACAGCACCTGTATATTTCTGTTCAAAAG